GGTTCTTACACGAACGGTTTATCTTTGGAGCGGCTAAGGCGACCTCGTTCCCAGACTGCGCGTTGGGTTGGTATTTTTACCCAGCAGCTAACGGGTACGGGGCCTCGGGTATCCCGGACATAATTGGTCAGTATAAAGGGATATTTTTTGCCTTAGAAATTAAAAGACCAGGACGTAGAGGCCACGCTCTGCAAGGCTGTAGTCCGTGGCAGCATGCTCAGTTGAGCGCTCTGAAATCCACTGACGCCATAGCTTTTAGAATTGACTGTGAGTTAGACCTTAAGACCTTTTGGTGGGTGATGAAACGAAGAGTAGAAATGTTAGAAGCTGGGCAGTTAGGTATTTTTTAAAAAGCATCGCTCCCGATGCAAAACCATAAGGAGGTGGTTAAAATGCACTATGACGAATGCATAATTGAAGGGGAGATGTTTTACCAAGTCACTCCTGGTGATGGCTGGATCAGGGCAACGAACTCTATGCTGACCTCACGACTCGAGAAAATGAAAGATGAGCTGGCTGAAGCGAATGAGGTTCTGGCTAATGTGCAGAAGCTTATTAAGGAGTATTGGTTATGATCGTAGAAATGACAGCAAAGGAAATTGGTCAGGCAGCATTCTGGTGGGTCGTCATTGTCGGGGGTACCTCGGCCTTGCTCATCTTGGCTTTTTTCTAAGGGGGTTTTCAACATGGTCACATGCAGTTTCTGTCTACAAGAAAAGCACAAAAAGAAAACGATTAACAACCCACAGAGGCAGCAATACGTTATCTGCTTTGACTGCGTTAAGGCTATCGAGGCCGACACATACACCCCACCTACTACTTTAGGAACCTCTGCATGAGCCAAGTGAGAGTCATCAAAGACCACTTAGTCGTCACTTCGAGCAACCCCGGCCAGCTCCGCGCTGTCTTTCCGAACCTGAAAGAGGCGGTTATCAAAGATATACCTGTGTGTGCGGTGCCTCACACCTTAGAGGCGGCACAGATCCTGAACAACTTAGGCTATGCGGCTACAGGGCCCATCCGGACCAAGTATGACTGGCCTGGGTGGTTTACCCCCCTCCCTCATCAGGTGCATACCGCTGACTTTATGACCTTGAACCCAAGGTGTTTTGTGTTGAATGGGATGGGGTCGATGAAGACAATTTCGGCACTCTGGGCCGCTGACTACCTACAGAAACTCGGGGTCGTGAAACGGGTACTGGTCGTGGCGCCTTTGTCTACACTTGAGCCTACATGGGGGCAGGAGATATTCAAGAACTTCCCCCTCAAAACATACGCTGTGTTACATGGCGCCCGTGATCTCCGCCGAGAACTGCTTGCCATGCCCCATGACATTTATGTGGTTAATCACGACGGGGTTAAAATTCTCCATGATGACCTCCTGGTGCGCGAGGACATTGACTTGGTTATCGTCGATGAAGTTGCTGTTTGCCGGACGGCTCGCACAGGTCGATGGAAGGTTATGAACAGTATACTCAACAAGTGCGGGTTCTCTAGAATGGCTTGGGGACTAAGCGGAGCCCCCACCCCTAATGCCCCAACCGACGCCTTTGGCATCTGCAAACTGATCAAACCAGAGAACTACAAAGGACACTTCACTTCCTTCAAGCACGAAACCATGTACCAGGTTAATCAGTTCCGGTGGGTACCCCGCAAAGGCGCAGAAGAGACTGTAAACAAGGTCCTAAAACCCTCAGTTCGGTATGCACTGGAAGATTGTGTTGACTTGCCAGAAACAATTTATTCTGACCGCGAGGCTCAGATGACCAAAGAGCAGGAGAAGCATTATGGTGAGATCAAGCGTCAAGCGGCCACAGACATTAGGGGGACTGTGATTACAGCAGTCAACGCGGCTGTGCAGATAAGTAAGCTCCTCCAGGCCAGCCTTGGCGTTTTGTATTCACCCACTGGTGAGGTTGTCAAGATAGATTTTGGCCCCCGCATCGGACTTTTAAAAGAACTTATTGAGTCCTGTGAGCGTAAAGTTATTGTGTTTGTGCCCTTGACCGGAGCCCTGCAAGCCGTCAAGAAAGAGCTTGAAAACCACTGGACAGTTGAGAGTATTGATGGGTCAACCAGTATGAATAACAGGAACAGAATTTTCAGCAACTTCAGAAACACCAAGGACCCCCATATCCTCGTAGCTAACGCCGCCGCGATGTCTCACGGCTTAACACTGACCGAGGCTTCGACAATTATCTGGTACGCTCCGATCAGTTCTTATGATGTCTACAACCAAGCCAACGCGAGGATCGTGCGGCCAGGGCAGAAACACGTAACCCATATCATCCATATGTACGCAACATCTGAGGAGCGCAAGACCTATACAGTGCTGAAAGAAAAAGGCCGACTGCAGGATGTGCTGCTTGACCTTGTCAGGGAGGGGTGATGCCTGAGACAACGTTCATATATGGTCTTATCGACCCACGTACTGGGCAGTGCCGTTATGTCGGCAAATCAGATAACCCTGCACAAAGACTAAGAAGACATATGTACCCAAATCAGCTCGTGGCTGCCACTCACAAAAACACATGGCTTAAGGTATTGCTGCGGGAGGGGGCACTTCCAGAACTTGCGGTACTTGAGGAGGTTATCCGTGATGACTGGCAAGAGGAAGAGAAGTGGTGGATTGAGTACTTGAAATTTATCGGGTGTGCGCTGACGAACGGAACCGCAGGCGGAGACGGTGGAGGTTTTCCAGGTAAAACAAATCATATGTACGGACGTACGGGGCCAGCGCACCCCTGCTATGGCATTCCTAGATCTGAAGAGACTAAGGCCAAAATAAGAGCTACACAAAAAGGGCAGCCCCGCCGTAACATGCCTGAGGGGTGGAAAGACCGAGTGGGCGCCTTAGGCAAGACCCAAATAGGGACCAAAAACCCGTTCTATGGCAGAAAACACTCTGGCGAGACCCGTGAGTCTTGGTCGAAGAAACGCAAAGGAGTAGTGCCCCCCAACGCCCGCAAGTTGACAATAGATGGTAAGCCCAAGTACACAAAAGAGTGGTCTGCTGTAAGCGGGGTTAAGGTTGCTACTATTAATGCAAGGCTTCTTGCTGGACGGTCTGCCAAGGATGCAGTGTTTGGCCCTATACGGAAGTCAACCCGTGTGTACGAACTCGTGAAAAAAGGAGGTTGAGGGAAATAAACACTTGACAAGCACTTTACAGTAGTGTAAGTTGATACCACTAATGAGGCAGGAGGTTTTGAAATGCTTTTTAAGAACGTATACCCACTAATGAAGGTTGTCATCAGAGAGTACAATGATCTGGCCGCTGAGTTTGGCGTCCGCGCTACCGGCACGATTGACTGCCCTTACGGATTTAATGACCATGTTATGTATGAAACGTGTGGGAAGGTCGCCACTGTGGTGGGTATCCACGCCCCTGATGCCTTTGCCCTTGTGGTCGATGGGAAGGATACCCCAGAGCTTGACTCTTACCACCCTTGCACCTTCCGCCCTTTTAGGTGGTCGGACCTAAAACCAGCAGACAGTAAACCAGCACTAAGAGTGGTGCAATAAATAGGAAGGAGGTTTTGAAATGAAAGACATTTTTGACATGGGCGACTCGCCAGAGGAGCCGGAAGCGACGGGGCCAGAGCGTAAGCCCTGCCCGGAGTGTGGTAAGGAGGTCACATGGACTCAAGCTGGCAAGCCCCGCAGCCACAAATGCACCCCGAAGCCTGAGGAGCCTGAAGGTGAGTCAGAGCAACCCAAAGCTCCTGAGGGTCTTATTGACCGGGCAATCACAGCGTATCTGGAAACCAAAGCGGAGCTGGAACTTGAGGCAAAACTGTTTGCTGACGCCATGGCCCCCCGCAATGAACTCCAGGCAAAACGCCTTACATTCTTGGGCAACCAGCTTAAAGATGCGGGGCTGACCAGCCAGAGTGGCACCATGGGGCGCAGTGAGGTCTACCACGTAGACTCAGCGACGGTCTCAGACCCTCTGATTTTCGGTAACTGGGTCGGCGAGGATTATGCCAACCGCAAGCATTATCTTGAAAACCGGGTGAGCAAGG